AGCCTAATACGATTAGGCGGTGTGCTACGTGAGGCCGGAGCCACAACATTAGCGGGTTTTGTTGCACGGCGCGGAGGTTCGTCCTCGTAAGCCGGTTCTGATGCCTTTTTCGAAGGAGCATCATCTTCATAGCTCTGAGCATCGTCATAATACTCAGGAAATCGTCGGCGCATTGTAGCGTCTACTCGTTTGTAGTACTCATCACTACCCACAAAATTAGCACCGTGTTCCTTAGCCAGCTTTTGATGCAACCCGAGGGCGGATGCTGTCATTTCAGGATCGGTACCAAACCAAGTGTTTTTCTGCATCCAACTTTGATCCTTTGGGGTTACAGAAGGTTGATTCGTACTACGTTGTTGTATTTGTACATCATTTTCTTGAACTTGTAAAGGCCTCATGTTCTGAACTTTGTCTAAATTCAGTGTTGCCCGTGAAACTTCTGCCTGTGCTTCTACTACGGCATCGGAATCTCCAGACTCATAAGCCTCTTTATATCGTTTCTTAGCATTGTCAAATTCCATCTCTGCGGAACTCTTTGACTGCTCGATGTACGCTCTTGACCCAAGCGATACTTGTTCTTGTAGCTTGCGGTTCTGATCCCACAATTGCTTGGCCAGCTTCTCAGCGGCCTCGCGTTCACGCAGTGCTTCTTCTTTAGCACGGCGCTCATCATGGTATCCACGTGTAAATTTCTTCAGACGGGTCTGGACTTTCTCGTCATAAGAGGCGAGTTCATCTTCAGTCGGGTCTTCAGGTGGTGTGTCGTCGGCTTTGCGGCCACGATCTTTGCGAGGTGTATCGTCTTCAATTTCTACATCAAAGCCGCCATCATCCTCTTCTGCTGCGGGTTTACCCTTAGCTTCTTCAGTTTCATGTGGAAACTTGAAGTCATCTTCAAACTCAGTTTGTGCCATTAGTTACTCCTTATGCTGCACGTGTAATACCACGGGGATCTTCCACAACTGCTTCAACCGAATCATCATTAAGGATGCGGAATTCACGGCCATGGATCTTCAGGCGGGTGCCTGAATTAGGGCGGCAGATGATGAAATCACCTTCCTTGCAACTCGGGCCGCTGGGGAACCGAGTGGTATCTTTGTAACAGTCAGGCCCAAGCTTGACTACAAATAAAACGGGAGTGAGTACTTCCTCAAAGTGCATTGATTGGCTGGATTTAATAATTCCAACTTCACTCTCTGCATACTCTTGCATAGCTTCCGGCACCACACACAAAATGTGGAATGTACGTGGGTCAGGCAACTGCTTAGCTTTATCTTCTGCTGGCTTGTTCAAAATACCAGACAGGTCTACGGCAGCGACGTCAAATTCAGTCATCAGATTTCTCCATTTTTTGCACGAGGTCATTGATAATGTTTTCTGCTAGGTTAAGACCCCGGATTACCCCACAGATACTTCGATACTCTTCAATATCAGCGGCTCTACCGCTTGCAACATGAAAAGCTTGCTCTTCTTTTAACTTCTCAATCTCTTTAGCGACGTGCGCCAATAGTTTGTAGTCGTTCAATCTCTCTCCCTTTTAGGTTTTTGGGACGTTCTTTGTGCCATTTGCATGGCCATCTGAGCGCGGTTCTTGGCGATGTCAACGCCAATTTTGGTACCCTCAAGAAGTTGTTGCTTCTCGAGTTTGTCTTTAGCAGCGGCTGCGCTTGCACCAACTTGCATGGCCGCGATTTCTTTTTGTGCCGCAATACGTGACTCTTCAATACGGAGTTGATCTGCTTTAGCAGCCGCATCAATCTGTTGCTTCTGTGCTTTAAGCTGCAACTCTTGCATCTTGATTTGCAACTCTTGTTGCTGCATCTGAACAAGCGGGTCTTGTGCTTGTTGTTGAGCTTGCTGCTGGGCCGCCGCCGATTGAGCTTGTTGAGTCATACGAGTTGACGCTTGTGCAGCTAATTGTGCAACTTGTGCAGCCACTTCCGGAGCCATGTTTTTCTCTTGCTCTTCTGTTGGTAACAACAAGCCAACTGTCTGCTCAACTTCCTTGCGGTATGCGTATGCCAAGTGCTCGTTGATGTGGGCCATCATTGCAGCTACAAGTGCTTGGCCTTGTGGGGTCTGCCCAATCAAACCCATGATCTTGGGATTCTGAAGCATGCTTGTGTGCACTGCAATATGAGCTTGGTGATCTTGCTCAATAAACGCCTTAACCGGTTTGCCTGTCAGCACGTTCTGGTTCTCTTGCACTGGGTCTGTAGCTTTAGCATCATCCTCAATTGGGATCAACTTAGCTGCATTCTTGATGCCCAACACCTCAATCATCTGGCGGTGCAAGAGTGGCAAGTTGTAGAGTTGTGGTGCTGTCTGCGCAAGTTGGAGTGCAGCTTGATACTGCACAATCTTCTGCGCCATCGTTGCAGCGTTTGGATCACTCACAGGAATCACAGCAACCATGTCGTAGTCAGACTTCTTAGCACGGCGTGAACCATCGACTGGCTCGTAGTCATACTCTTCCGGTGTGTAGTCAGCAATGATTGCTTTCAACAAGCGGAACTCTTGACGCATCGAGTAGTGCATACGTGCTTGCACAGCACCCATCACCTTGAGGGTTCTTTCAAGAATAGCCAGTGTTGTACCTACGGGTGCTTGCGCACTCATGTCACTGACGTTCATGTCTCCTGAAGAGGCGAACTGTCTACCCTCTTGCACAATGTTCTGGAACAAGGCAAAGAGAACCTGACTGGGCTCCTTGTAAGGCAACGGCAAGATGTTGTCCCGAATGGATCCACTGGGTACGTCGACATCACGAAACTCGCCCGGTGCGATAGGGGTATCGTCGCCCTTGACCCTGAGTCCTCTAGACTTGAGTCCGCCCGGTAAATTACTGAGCGTACCTGCATCAACGAGCTGCCTGATGAGCATGGTCGCGCTCTTCGCATATCCGCCGATAAGGTGAATGAGACCATATCCATAAAAGCCAAACCCCGGTATATATTGGTAGTGTACAAAGTGCTGGCGCTTGATGTGCAACTCATCATCTTCATACCAATTGCGGCGAATGGCAAGGATCTTAGCTGTCGCTTTCTCAACAGTTACAACATACGGTAGTGCTATACCTGTAGGCTCACCATCTTTATCCTTATGCTCGTAACCTTTCAAGTCCAAGTCAACGTGCATCTCAAGTATGCGATAGCGATCATCCTGCAGCGCTGACATGCCCGTCTCTTCAGCTTTCTGCTTCTCAATATCATCAAGCTCATGCGACGGCTCACCCAAGTCCACGTCGCTGTAGAACCCAGCTTCTTGCAACTTAATGATCTCATTCTCAGTCTTACGCATCACGTGCGTGACCCGCTCGGCACGCTCTAAGTTAGACGCGCCATAGGGAACAACGATATCTTCTGCGGGGATAAACATCGCAACTTGACGTCCAATGCTTGGGTCGTAGTAGACCTTCTTAAACGCAGAGCCAGACAAAGGTAAATTCCACAACAACTTCTCATGCTCTGGACGATACTCAACCATCACCTCAGTGAGTTGGTAGTTCATGTCTTCTCTTACGCGAGCAGATGCTTCTTCTTTTATGGGAGTATCCTTCCCCAAGATCTGCGTCTTCACGGGGCCAGCGGCGGGGAACGTTTCCATGATGCCTTCACTCTGAAAGCGCACAACGGACTCAGTCAACATGGGATGGAACACACCACAAGCACCGGCCCATGGCTCTGTTCTTTCCTCATACTTCAAACCCAATAACTTCAAGCCTTCAACATAGGTTCTGATCCAATCTTTGCGGTCATTAATATCTTTAGTGAAATCGGACACTAGTTCGGAACCTAATGAATCTAACGCACTGGCGTCCATGAACTCAGCTAAGTTGGCATCAAACTCTTCGTCTGTATCTTCTTTGCCGGGTTCTAGTTCAATCTCAATATCACCCATGCCGATACGTACGCTTTCTGGGTCTTCGATCTCAATCTCCAGTGGAGGAGCCATACCCATCTCTTCTTCAAGACCGAGAGGGGCTGCATACAAACCTTTGTCCATAGAACTCGTTGCCATAATTTATCCTTAAACTGTATAGAACCGCTCACGGCGGTGACTCTTAAACCATTGAATCTCTTCAGGCTCATCGCTTGGTAAGCGTAAGAACCCACCCTGACGAAAGCGCATAAGCGCTAAAGTTGTTGCGTCAACCAAGTCATCATGCTCGCCTGACGGAAATGCTGCAACCTCATCAACTAACTCTTCTGCCCAACGGGTTCGTGGAACCCACACTTTTCCACTTGCGATGATATCGCTAACAGAGTTTAAACGGGCAATTTTGTCTTGGCCTTTACCCGGCGTGTACTCCTGCACAGGTATGCCCATCGCTCGTAGGTCATATATAAGAGGCGCACCGGACGCCTTCTTCTCCACAATCAATGAGTCGGGCTCATACTCGTTGTACTCTCGCATAACGTCTCGTTTAAGGTCTGGGAACTCGACACGTTTCTTGTATGTATTGAGCAGAATAATATTGGGGGCAAAGTTGTCTTCCTCACAAGCGAAGATGCCCCAAGTGGTTCCTGCGGAATAGTCAGCACGTTGGGTTTTCTCAAACGCCGTATCCCACGACTGGAGGATATAGTCACAGACAGGAGGATCATCTTTTTCCCACCATTTCCACCAATCACGCTTAACAATAGCGCTCTCGTTACCCACTGGGTTCTGCTGATACTGCGCCTGCCACTTGGCATTTGGCAGTTCTTCGCGCAGTGCTTCAAGCTCTTCAAGACTCCAAAACTGCGGCCATAGGGGGTTACCCGAAGGCAAAATAGCAGGAAATTCAA